GGCACAGCGGCGGCTACCGCCCGCGTCGGCGGCAACGTCGTGCCTGCTGCCGCTACCCAAGCGGCTAACATGATGACGCGCGCCGCAGCGGCAACAAACCCAGTCAACGTATTGGCAAAACCAGCGCGTGGCGCGGCAAAAATCTTGCGTACTGCGCCGCCTGCCGTGCAACGCTTTTTTGATCCTAAAGGCGCGGCGTATCTGGAAGCCACAGAAGGGCGCGCCGGCGACATTGTGCAGCAGTTGCGCTATGGCCCGTCGGAAATAGTGCCTGGTAGCAAGCCAACCGCCGCGCAGGCTGCGTCGCCGATGGGCGTTACCAAGTTCTCCGCTCTTGGAGCGTCTGCCGAAAAGGTGCTTCCGACCGAGTACTACGCCCGCGGAACGGAACAGAAAGCAGCGCGCGCCAACGCCATGCGCGGTGTTGGTAAAACGCCTGCCGATATCACCGCCGCCATCACCGCGCGTGAAGCTGCGACCAGTCCGCTCTATAAACAAGCGGAAGCCCGCAGATTTGCCGCTGATCCAACGCTTTTGCAAATCGCAGATGATCCGTACATCAAGCAGGCGTTGCCCGACGCAGCGCGGCTGTCGAAGTCTCAGGGCGCAACATTTGCCAACAACCCGACGCTGTTTATCCACAACGTCAAAATTTCGCTGGATAAGATGTTGTCCCGCACCGGCGACACTGCGCTGGCGCGCGGCGAACGCGCGCAAGTTATGGCGGTGAAAGATCGTTTGGTAAGTTGGCTGGAGACTAAGGCGCCGGAATATGGCCAAGCCCGCACGACTTTTGCGGCCAAATCCAAACCGATCAACCAGATGGAAGTTGGCCAGTATCTGGAAGGCAAACTGACTTCGCCGCTGGTTGCGGGTGAGGAACGTGCCGGCGTATTTGCCAACGCAGTCAGGGACGCCGCAGGCACGATCAAGCGCGCTACTACGAACGAAGCGCGGTTCAAAGCGTTGACGGACGTTCTTACGCCCGACCAGGTTCGTGTGGTTGAAGCCATCCGCGACGACTTGGCCCGCACCGCAAAAACAAAGATGCAAGCGCAGAAGGGCACGCCGGTTGCGCCGAAGGTAGACCAACTAGCATCCGCTGCTGGGCGCGCGGCGCGGTTGCCCAACCTGATGAGCCGCGTTACGTCGGTGGCCAACGACATCATGTCGCGTGTGGTCGGTAGTATGGACAGCAAGTTGGCAATCCAACTGGCGACAGAGATGCTTGATCCGCAGGCTGCTGCGGCGGCCATTGAAAAGGCAATCGCCGCAGAACGCCGCGGTCGCACGGTAGGAAAAGTTGCCGAAGCACCTGTCCGCGCTGCGGGCAAGATTGCCCGTTCCCCTGCGGCGCTTGCGGGTGAGCGCGTGCAGAACGCAATGGCCAACCAGAACAATCAGTGAGGCGCTGACGTGACGACCATCGACCAGACCGAAGCGCGGCTGAACACGCATGAGGAAGTGTGCGCCTTGCGGTATGACGGCATCTGCGCGCGACTGAAACGCTTGGAGAACATCGGCGTGGGCGCGGCGGGTACGATCATTATGCTGCTGGTCACTATCGTATTAAAGATTAGCTAACCACCGCGGTCTGAAAGACTGCTTTGTAGGGTGATTCATGGCAGTCAATCAGTACGACGTTGACCCAGAGGGCGACGCCAAAATTGCTGAGTTAGCCGCCGATCTCGGCAGTCAGAACGCAGCAGCACTTCGACTGAACGTCAGCCGTGCGGCGGTGCAGAACGCTTGCCGCCGTCATGTGGCGCGGACAGCCGCGGTTCTGTCGCTCGACACGCCCAAGGCAGACCCGCTGCCGCCAGCCGATCTCCCGTTTGCAGAACGGCTGGCGCTGATGAAAAAGCGCAACGCGCTGCGGATCGCACATGCGCAGGCGCAAGCCTGGCAGACCGTGCGGATACCGATCAAAGGGCCATACGCCATCTGCTGGTTTGGCGATCCGCACCTTGACGACCCGTTCTGCGACTTGGTCGGCTTCGAGCGTGACGCGCGCATCTGCGCCGAAACCGAAGGGCTGTACGGCGCCAACGGCGGTGATTCGATCAACAACTGGGTGGGCAGGCTTGAACGCCTGTACGGCGAACAGTCGGCCACGGTATCAGAAGGCTGGGAACTGGTCGAGTGGGCGCTGAAGCATCTAGGCGTCAACTGGCTGGTGTGGATTCTGGGCAACCACGACACATGGAACTACGGCAAACGCATCTTCGACGGCATGAACACCGAACGCATCCTGATGCGCGATTGGGACGCCAAGCTGCAACTGGCGTCGCCGTGCGGCGGTATCACCCGCGTCTGGGCGCGGCACGACTTCAAGGGCCACTCAATGTACAACGAGTTGCACGGCCTGAAGCGGGCGGCAATGATTGACGAACACGCCGACATCTACGCCGCGTTTCATAGGCATACGTTCGGCACCGGCCAGGGCGAGTTCGCAGGCGGGCGGCGCTACACGCTGGTGCGCGCCAAGGGCTACAAGGAGAGCGACGACTACGCACTCAAGGGCCAGTTCGCAGAACAGCGCAGCGGGCAGTCAGTGGTCACGGTCATCACGCCGCGCAACGGCGCTGCCCCGGCGGTCAGCGTGTTTGAGGATGTGCAGGAAGGCGCGGACTTCCTGACGTACAAGCGCAGAAAGGCTGGGTTGTGATCGACCTTCTGTGGTATTATACCTTCCGGTACGGAAAACGCATGGGCGTTACGCAATGAGCATTGTCCTTGGCCCCCGGTCTATCGCCCGCTTGCAGGACGTGCATCCTGATCTGGTGCGCGTCGTTCGCCGCGCTGCTGCCCTGTCCAGTCTGGACTTCACCGTGCTGGAGGGGCTGCGGACGCTGCCCAGGCAGAAGCAGTTGCTGGCGCAGGGCGCGACCCGCACGTTGAACTCCCGGCACCTGACCGGCCACGCCGTCGATCTGGCGCCGATGATCGGCGGCACCGTGTCGTGGGATTGGCCGCTGTATCACCGTCTGGCCAAGATCGTGAAGGCTGCCGCGGCGCACGAAAAAGTCCCGATTGTCTGGGGCGGTGACTGGAGAACTTTCAAGGACGGCCCACATTGGGAATTACCGTGGAAGCAATACCCCAAAGGAGAATGACATGAAGTTTGTTTCTTGGCTTGTGAACCGGCTCAAAGAGCCTAGCACCTACGCCGGCGTCGCCAGCCTCGCGCTGGCGCTGGGCCTGACCGACGTGCAGTGGGAAGCCATCTCCGCTGCGGTTGCCGGTCTGGCTGGGCTTGCCGCCGTGTTCCTGATGGAAAAGCCTGAGGCGTGATCAAACTCCTGACGCTCTTGCTGTCGCTGCTTGACCGGGTGTTTACCGATTTCGGAAACGCCAAGCTGCGGGCGCAAGGGCGTCAGGATGCACAGGAGCAACTTGATGCGAATGTTGCCAAGGCTGAAGCCGCTATGGACGCTGACGATCCCGCTCGTCTTGACCGGCTGCGTGACAGGTTCGACCGCGCTCGTCGGTGATTACTGCCGCATCGCCAAGCCGATCAGCTACGACAGCAAGACGGACACCGCTGAGACGGTGAAGGCAATTGAGACGCACAACTCTACGTGGGTGTGTCTGTGTGAATCAGACTGTCCCGCCAGCACTGCAAATACCAGATAGCCTTGCCAATCTCCTGCACCGTGGCGTCTTTATGCCCGGCGCGGCTCATGTACTTCAGCGCGTTGCCGCGGCAGTAGCCGGCAAACTCCTCTGGCGATAGCTTGGCCTGGAGGTAGTCAATCGTCTCGATGCCGCCGACCTTGTAGTGGTCGGGATTGACTGCGTCCGTCATGCGCCCAGCCTCGCCATCAGTTCGGCGCGCTCCCGCGCGTTACGCAGCATGGCGTACCGCTGGTGCAGGCGGCGCACGATCCCGATGCGGCGGCGCGTCGCCATCTCGTCGTCCAGCAGGCGCTTGACCTCGGCCTCCGACATGGACGTGAGCGTGGCGGCCAGCGACCGCCAATCAACCTTGTTCATTCTTCAACTCCTTCATCGCTATGTCTGACACGGCACGCTTTTCGTGAAGGGCCGCCCAGATGCGTTCGTCAATAGTTTTTTCGGTCAGCATCACGTAGACCCACACCGCATGGCGCTGCCCGCCGCGGTGCAGGCGTCCGACCGTCTGCTCGTACAGTTCCAGCGACCACGGCAGCGACACGAACACCATGTGGCAACCGCCGTGCTGGAGGTTCAGGCCGTGGCCGGCGGACTTTGGATGCACCAGCAGCAGTTCAACCTTGCCGGCATTCCATCGCTCAATCACGTCCTTGTCTTCGATGGTCTGGGCGTGCGGGA